TTCAATTAATGTAATTTTTTTATTAGGAAAAAGTCTTATTAAAGTTGCTGCAGTCATCCACCCTGCACTACCACCACCAACAATTATAATTTTATTTACTACCATAGATATCTTTATACCAAACAGGGATAGTAAATCTAGTCCCATTATTAATTTTATTTACACCGTGAGCTAAGTTAGCTCCTGTAAATCCTACAATTTTTCCAGTTTCTTTTTTAATAACCTTATCTTCTACAAACGTTTCACCACCGTCATAGTCATCGTTCAAATAAATAATAGATGTAAAAGGATGGTAGTCAAAATCTTTATGTTCTGGCTGACTAGCTTGATTAGGCCATTTAACTATTTGTACATAATTTGGATAATAGTTTTTATTAATACTTTGTATAAAATAAGCAATCTTGCAATAAACGTAGTTAAAAATATCTTCTCTAATTAATTTAGAGTAATGAATAACTTCCGTATCTCTATGAATTTCTTTAAAAAGTTCAGGAAGTTTAAAAAAGTTATTATTGTGAAAATCAATAAAAAACTTACATTCTTCTTTTGTAAGAAAATTACTTTGTTGATGAAGTTGCACCTACTTTTAACACATCCCTTCTAATAGTTTGAAAGTCTAAGTTCCAAGAAATAATTGTTTTTTGTTTATTAATTTGTTGAATCGATCCCCTATGTATTAAATGACATGGAAAAAATATAATGTCACCTTCTTTTGCATCATTAAACCATGTAGTTCTTAAATCAGTTGGATCTATAAATTCTGTTTGACCACTTCCTTCTGGAAGTTCTAGATAATATACCCCTGTATAATTAGAGGCATGTGTATGCCAGTTATGAAAGCTTTCTTGATTATATCTTTGAAACCATAATTTATTAATTTGTAGATTTTCAAAACCTAGTTCTTTTGCCATCTCTCCCCAATAAGGTGTAAATCTAGGCATGAAATATTTTACCCAAGGTCTATTTTCTAAATCCCCTGCATGGAACCAATCTGTAAAAGAGATATTATCTGTATGATAATCGTCTAATAAAACACAAGGTTCACCTGGAGCATCTTTTTGTAAATCTAAAAGTTTCTTTTTAACTTCCTTGTGTTCTTCAAATCTACCTTTTAGAACTGTTGAACTTATACTTGATTTTTCAAATTTCATTTAAAAATAATTAATATTTATATTTATCCTAGCTTTATTATTATCTGTGCAACCAATGGAATCATGTAATTCGCTTGGGTCGAACAAAAGCATTCTATTTCTTACACTGCTTATCAAAGTTTTATCTTTAAGTAAAGTTCCTCCATTACATGTATTTAAAGAAAATATAGCTCCTTTATGTTTAAAAGGATAGTCTTGATGCATCTCATCTAAATCTTTTACTCCTTGATTAGGGTAAAAATTACCTTTGACTCTAATTAAAGCTTTAGGTTGTAGTTTGTTAAGTAAAGGAATAACCAGAGGAAAATAGTTACTAGAGGGTCTGTGGTTTGAATAAAACATATGTATTAAATAAAATAATACAGACTTAGATTTTTTTTCATCAAACGATATACTAGGCTGATAGTACCAAGGAAAATCTACACTCCTTAAGATTACCTCTTCTATTTTTATTAAGTCTTCTTCAGATAAAAAATTATCTATTACTTCGTACATTTTCTAAAAAAAGTTCCTATAGTAAACCTATAATCAGGAGCGACTATTGATTGTGGTCGTATTGAATGAGGTGCATTACCATCAAATACAATAATTCTTCCTGGCTTAAAACTATTCACAGCAATCGCTTCTTTATTTTGTTTATCAAAAAATATAGTTTCCCCTGCCCATTCTTGATGCCATTCTAAATTTGCATAATATAAAACAACTAAACAATCTTTACCATGTGTGTGAGAGTAATAATAATCATCTTTTCTCACAATATTAACTGTAGTGTGTTCAAAGTGTTCACTTGTAAATCCTGTATTAGATTTATCCAATGCCTCTAATACATGTTCGTATAAACCAGATCTAATCAAATCATCTAGGTTCCACCTAGAATGTAGATCGTGTTTTGTAATATGTAAATCTAACCTATCGTTCCAACCTTTTAATGCATAGCTAGAGTTTATACAAAAATCATAGATATATTGTTGTTTGACAAAAGGAACTAGATCGTCAAAAACTTGAAAGCTTACTCCCTTGTGCATGTCGACCAAGTACCTAGAGCAACCCTAGAATCAAATAGATTTTTATCTGAGTTCTCATCTTTTTCATTATAATGAAGAAAACATTGAATACATATATTGCCTTCAAAAGGTTCTCTCCAATGTTCTGTTTTACAACCATCGTAAATTACTAAGTCGCCTTGATTCATCTCACATTTTTTTCCAGCCATAAATATTGGCCAATCATCTCCACCAAGATTTAATGTAATGCTATACTTACAAGCCTTTCTATCTGTATGTCTTTTTAAATCATTCCCTTTTCTGTATATTCTAATAAAACTATACATAGGTATTAGTTCTTTTTTTAATTCTTTTTCTATAAGTGGTTGTAATTTTATAAGTAAACTATCAAAAGCAGCGTCCCCGTATAAACAATATGTATTTTTATCAGGAACTTGATCATCTCCAAAAAAACCCCATCTAGTATCATAGATAGATATAAAATCATTTCTTTTTAGTTCTGCTAAAGCCTGTGCTTTAATCATTGAATAGTTGCATAAAAAGTCACAGATATCTTTTGACAAAGCTTTTTTAATTTTTATATAATCTTTTTTCATTTGTACTTTTCTCCTGTAGCCCAAACAACTAAAGAGTAACGAAATCCTTTAGTTACTGGTTTTACTCTATGCCATAAAAAAGACGGAAATACAACACATGAACCTTGCTTTGTTAAAGGTGCTCTATCAATTTTTGGATTAATTTTATTTCTATAATCAAATTCTAATTGACCACCTTCAAAATCATTTGGTTTATTAAGAAGGACAACCATTGATAGTTTTCGTATAGTGCCTTTACAGTAGCCTTCTTTATATGGTTCTTGTCCTGCATCTAAATGCCAATCATAAAAATGTTTTTCTTGCCCGTCGTAATAAGTAAACTGACAGGTTTCATAATGTGAAATGCTAAAATCCCAACCTGCTTGTTTGTTAGCATCCCAAAAAAAAGGTTCTAATTGATCTATAATCCACTTATTATTTAAAAAACATACCTTACTATTTCTTGTATTTTTTTTCTGCTTAGATAGTCTTACAATGTCTTCTCTTTTGATATCGTCAGTTACACCGTCTACAACACCTTTATCTTGAGCAGAAAGAATTATCTCTTCACAAAAATGTAAAGGCACTCCTGTTTCAAAATACCAAAATTTATTTAATAAGTTCATTTTCCCAATACTTTCCTCCTGCATGAGTGTGTAAAAAATGAGTTATTGTATATCTTCCTAGTCCTTTGTTTGTTTTATCTTCAGGCAAATTAATTGTTTCTACACCGTGTAAATAATAACTAGGAAAAGCTATCATTCTATTATGCAAAGATTCAACTCTAAAATTATTATATTCTGGAAAAATTAAATCACCACCTGTATAAGCTTTAGGTTGTTTGTAAAACCAAATAAGCACAGTCCACATAAATATATCATGATGAGGTTTATAATAATCATTTGCATCATAATAAGATATTAAAGAATAAGTTATATTTGTTTCTCTAAACATTCTATAGTAAGTTGGATTAGCTTTTTTTATGGCTTCATGAAACTGAGGTGTTTGAAGTTTTGAATGGTAGTTTAAAATATCAGATATATTTAATAAATCCCTTGCTTTTGGTGTATATAACTGATCTAAATGAACTCTAAAATGTTCTCCTAATACTTTATTGTCTTCATCTAAAGCTACATTACCATTCTCGGCTCTATCAAATTTATTAGGTTGAGTATAGAATTCAAGTTCTTTCCAAACTCTTTCCTCTTCTTCTTTAGAATACCAATCGTCTACTACTAATATTTTAGGTTGAGGTATAGTAGGACCTTTCATTAACTTCATACAAAGTTAATACACTAATTAATATCTTAAGTCTATATTAAGATGACCAGTTTCCGTCTTTTACAAGTTCGTAAACTTCTTGAAGTCTCCAAACACCAGGTGCCCCTGCAAAAAATGCAGGTTCTTTAACAGCTACATAACCAGCTTGTGCTGTAGGACTAGTACCACCTGTACCTGTACCGTGTGATCCGCCACCGCCACCTTGGTTATCTCCTCCTGGTTGACCGTGACGTCCGCCACCCTGTCCACCTGAAGTTCTTGGGCCACCGCCACCACCACCGAAGTAGTAAGTAGTTGGTGATGCTGTAGGTGTGTTAACTGTTAATGGAATACCTTGTCCCCCTGCAGTTCGTCCACGAGCAGATTGTCCCGCTCCGCCTCCGCCCGCTGCTGGGTCTCCAGCGTCACCGCCTGGATTTCCATATCCTGTAAAATCTCCTGATGGAGATTGTGTTCCTGATCCTGCTGCCATACCACCCATAGCGTGTCCAGCTCCACCGCCAGATCCTCCAGGTTTAGCCGCATAATTACCTCCGTGTGCTCCTCCGCCACCGCCACCTTGTGCCGTATGGCCGTCAAAACTTGAAGATCCACCATTTGTACCTGTCCATGCATAAGTTCCACCGCCTCCGATAGAAACTGAAACAGGTGATCCAGGTAAAGTGTAAGATGATGCATATAATACACCACCCGCTCCGCCCGCTCCACCACGGTTTGAGCCCCCACCACCGCCGCCACCGACGATTACGACTTCTGCTGTAGTTGCTCCAGAGGGTGTAAAAGTTCCACCACCTGTGAAGGTTGAAATTGATTCTGGAGTATTTGAAGGATCATTATCAGGTCCTATTAATCCACCATTGTTATAATATTGTCTAGCCATTTTATACTGCCTCCCATTGTGATGTTTCAGGATTCCAATAGTAATCTACTCTAGGATCCTCTGCTGGATCATAAAGTGGAGCTCCATTGTTTGGATATCCTCTCCATTTTTGTGAATCTTCTTCCCACCAAAAATTATAAGTTTCATCATACGCTGAAGGTGATGTAACTGGTGCTCTCCATTTCTTGTCCGCTTCATGCCAAATCCAACTTGGATAAGGCTGTTCTACTATAAAATCGTTCTGAGTCGGTCTATATTCTTTTCCAATAGCAGCAACACCTCTGCTTAAAAAAGTACCATCCTGACTATACTCTTTTACTTTAGAAACATTAATTCCTAAGAAATCAGCCATCGCCTGTTCTGAACTAAGTTCATCAGAACCGACTTGCAAATCACTTACAAAATTTGTTTCATCTAAAATTGCGAACAGTTTATGAGCCACCGTTAATGCCTCCTGTTATTAGCTTAATTCTTCGTAATTTATAGTAATAACTAAATCTGAATCTGCACTAGCTCCTGCTTCGATATTGTCACCTTCTTCAAGGTATAAAGCTGTGTTTTTATCAACTACAGTCAAAGTAGAATCTGCTGGTACAGAAATTGTAGAAGCGATTGCAATTGGTGATCCACCTGATTTAGTTATAAATACAGATGCATCCGCTGCGTTACTTCCATCAATGTTTGCTACTAAGATGTTATTTACTTTATATACCATACCTGAAGCTGCTGCATTAGCAAGAAATTCAGTTGTTAAAGTAGTTGTTAAAGCTCCTTGTACTGACTTTGCAGTAATTGTGCTTACGTTTACTAGATTTGGTGCTGCCATTTTTTACTCCTTATTAATTATAATTTTAACCAAAAACTAAAGCCATAGCTATAGCTTTACCTGTTGATGCGACGTCAGTGAAACTTAATTGTCCAGCTCCGTCTGTTGTTAAACCATAGCCACTGTTAGCAGAATCTGCTGTTGGTAGGCTAAGTGTATAACTTGCAGATACAGTTGCTGGTGCTTTTAATCCTGCATATTCACCACCGCTTGCATCTTCAAATCTTACTTCGTTCTGATTTACTAAATTAATTTGTGATGCATTTCCTAATACATCTTTAACATCAGTACCATCAGAATATAAAACTTTAATACCTTTGTCTGTTGCAGAAAAAGTAGGGCCTGTTCCAGAGGATGTTTTAAACTGTACTGTAAAAGCTCCTGTAGTTCCGTTTTCTACAATGTAAGTTTTTTCTATTCCATCAGGAATAGATACTGTTATGTTTCCTGTAATTGTACCTGTTAATTTAATAACAGCGTTTCTTGCATTTGAAAGTGCAGCATTAGTCATCACTAATGCAGTATCACCTGTACCACTTACAGTTACAGCTTCGTAACCTGCAATCGCTTGTTGTACTAAGTTTAAATTTGTGTTTGTTTTATCACCCCATGTACCAGAGTTTTCCCCTGTTACCATTAGTTCCAGTTTTAAATCTGTCGAATAACTTGATGCCATATATAACTCCTAAATATCCTAATTTTATTACTAAGCCGCTGCTTTGTCAACAACTGTCCAAGTTGTATTAGAACTAGTTTCAACAACTGCCCACGCGTTTACACCCATTGTACCACTAGTTGTAGTAGCTTCCAAGCCTGTAGGTACAATTAATTGACTTATTCCAGCTACAAAATTACCTATAGATACAGTGTTTTCTTCACGAGAAATTAACTCAACAGTCACGTCTGTGAAAGCGTTTTCATCTCCTAATAAAGATTCTATCTCTTGACCTGTAACAGAAACGTTAGCATCTGCTTTAATAGTTTCTGTTCCAATAGTCCAGTTTAATTGTTCTCCTGTAACAGGAACATCTATTGAAGGTGTTAGTACTGCATCTGCTCCTATTGCAATATCTGTACCAACAGATTGTCCCCATTCTCCATTACCCCAAGCTTCGTTACCCCAAGGTTGTGCTGAAGCTGTTCTAACTTGTACTTCTACAACTTCTCCACCAAACGCTGCTCCAATATCGAATCTTGCAATAGTTACTCCTGGAGAATCGTCTACTATATTTGTAGATCCATTTGCCCCATCCATGTGTAACAAGAATGTTGTATTTGAATCTGGTACAAACGCTCCTGTAGGTTCAGTGAAACTTGAACCTCCGTATCTTGCAATATCTGATAATCTAAATTCATCAATGTAACCATTGAAATCTCCAAAGCCATTTTCACCAATACTAAATGGACCATTATCCTGTTTATTACCCGTGGAAGCTGTATCTTCTAAAGTTCCATTTTTATAAATCCTGTGGGTGGTGCCTTGTCTTTCATAAGACAACATAGTCCATTCATTTGCATTAACAGTAACTGAACTACTTATAATTGTTGATGGATTTACACTCCAATAAACTGTGTTACCTAATAAATAAGATTGTTCTGTTGTACTTGTTCCTGATTGCCAAATACCTTTGTAACCTGAAACACTACTTGGTCTTATCCAAACATCAACTGTAAAATCACCAGAGCTTAAATCAACATTTGAGTTAGATTCTACATAATCATTTGTACCATCTAATAATAAAGATGCTGTTCCAAATTTAGCTTGAGCTGTAGATAATTGTGCTTGGTTATATGCAGTAAACTCAACTGAATTTTCAGATCCATTAGTTACATTGTAAATAGAAGCTTGACCTAAATCTCCTGTTTGACCTGTAGCTTCTGCTCCTGTAGGGATAACATTTGCATTACCTTGTAAATCAACAACAGCGTCTCCTAAAATTGATGTACCATCTCCAGCACCCCACTGACCATTACCCCAAACTTCATTACCCCAAGGGTCGTTTGAAGGTGATGATAGTTCTACTGTTACAAGTTCCCCTGCAAATACTCCGTCCGTGTCAGATGATAATTCTATACCAGTTGCAATAGGTGCTGCTGAAGTTCCTGCAACAGCTCCATCTGTATCTGTTGTTATTTCATTTCCTGTTGCACCTACATTTGCATCTGCAATAATAGATACATCTTCTGTGTTAGATGTTAAAGCTATTCCTGAAACTTGAAGATCTGGGTTTGCTAAATCTCCCCATTCACCATCGCCCCAAGATAAACCACCCCAACCAATTTGAATTTGAGCGTCTACAGTAACTGAAGCTACTGTTAAATTTAATTCCTCTCCAGAAATTAATACGTCTCCAAAGATACCCCAACCGTTTTCTCCCCAAGCTTCACCACCCCAACCAGAGTTGATTTCACCGTCTACGGTTTCTGTTCCTAATGATGATGTAAGTTCTTGACCTGTTACAGTTGCGAAAGCATCAGTTAGGTTACCCCAACTTTGTACTCCCCAAAATTGACCGCCCCAACCGTTTATTTGATAGGCTTCTAATGTTCCTGATGATGCAGTTATGACATTACTACTTGGGGTGATTATATTTAAATCACTTTCCCATGAGTTAGATCCCCAGGTATTTGTACCCCAAGTAGTTGCCATTCATAATCCTGCCCGTTATTAAGCTATTCTTAATATAGCAGCTGAAGATGTGAATGCTGGAAACTGAATAGTGAAAGTTCCACTAGTTGCAGTTTTATCTGATCCAAAATCTAACACGCATACTGCTTTATTAGATTCACTTGTATTGTAAATTAAAGCTCCTCTAGCTGTTAAAGTAACACCTGTGAAAGATAAATCTGCGAAGTCAACAATTGCTACGCCTGTGTCTAGACCTGTTTGTTGAGATTGTAACGTTCCTCCTCCAGCTGAATATTCACCTGAATTTGGTACTTCATTCGTTACACTGTATGCAGTTGTTGCTGCAGATAAATTTGCATCTGATGTATACAGTGCTAATTTAAACTCGTCTCCACCAGTTTCAAAATCATGGATACCTTCTAAAATTTCTTGTTTAAATGAATTACATACTGCTTGTGCTATTGCCATTTTATTACTCCTTATAAATAATTTTAATTACCTTTATCAGGAGATGGTGCCTGTACTAATATTCTAGGTGTCCCATCCTGATATTCGTCTCTACGTCTTCTACCTACTTGTTCCAACGCAAAACCTTGCATAGCTACATTATACTTGTCTGAATACAGTTTGTACATATCTAAGGGTCCTTTTAAAAACCCATACGCTTCTACCAAAGTGCCGTAGAGTAATAACTCTGGTACATTGTCTGATAGATATGTTGTTGTATTTGTAGCTGACAGATGATCTGGAGTGTAAATATAGCTTAATTGTACGTTATAAGCTTGATCTGGGGTTGGAGCCATTATAATAGTTGTCTCTTTCCACATTGCATAATATTTAGGCACTCCTGTAGCTCCTGTTGAATTATATTCAAATATGAAACTAGTGTCTTTAGGTTCTACGTATTCTTTAGTTGTAGGAGACTGGTTAGAATCTTCTACTAAAAATGATCTTACAATAATAGCTCTTCTGGTAGAGGTTAATCCAGAACTAGATGTTGCATTAGGTAAGTCTAAATAAGGTGTGTTTGCTATAAGTGAAGCTGTTGCATATTCTCTAGCGTAATCTGCATCTACTTCTCTAAAAATCTTTAATTCGGTATCTCTAATAAAGTCTTCGATAATAGAATCAGTTAAAACATTTGAGTCTACTTCTGTATAATCTCTAACTTTTTGTAATAATTCTGCGTATGTCATATTTATAATATTGTTATTGTAACACTTCCTGTGTTACTTGTTGTAGTTGTCCCTGTGGTATTTGCTGTTTGAGTAGGAAAAGCTATCTCAATATTTCCTATGGATATCCCTGCTTGTCTTTTAGCATTTTCTTCATCTGGTGATGTACCAGGTTGCATACCATTAGATAAGTATTGTCCAGGCCAGTATTGTAAATCAAGTGGTACTGTAATACCAGTCCCTCTTGATGTATCAGGTCTAGCTTTTTTTAAAGCTTGTGGATCTGCAGCATGATACTTTGGATCTAGCTGTGGATGTTTTTTCTCGAACTCTGAATAATGGACAATGGAACCATTCCATTCTTTTACCATTTCTTGATAAGGAAATTGCATTCCTGATCTATCTGATATTGATAAAGCTCTACTACCTCTTGCAAATCTTCCCATAATTTACCCCTGCGGAAAATAACTCTCTGGAGTTATAAATAAACTTGTTCTAGAACCATCTTCATCTAAGGCTCTTTTCATTTCGTCTTCATAAACCAACTTAAGAAACTGTAGTCTTTCTGGAGAACGTTTCATAGCTAAATAATAAGCTAATCCAGAAATCATACATGGAATAAATCTGTAAGATACGTCTGCAGTATTTGTGTAAGCACCTGCATCTTCTATTCTATTAATTGAATAATATTTTAAATAAGTATAAGTCGATAAATCTGGAGTTTGATATAAATAAATAACTGGTGTTGTTTGTCTATCTACATAGTATTGAGAAGGCTGTCCTTGAACACCTTTATTTGGTAAAGCGGCATAAGCTGATCTATCAATTTTAGATAAAGTTAAATCATTAGTGGTTGTTCCAGGAGTTCCCCCTGCAGTTGAGATATAAGCTTCTAATACATCACTAACATTTGTTGGTACTGTATAGTTTGCTTGACCTGCAACTAAAGCAACTTCATTTAAAGCTAC